TCAAAGTATGCAGGTCGGTGGATAAAACACACTGTATCTGCATCTTGTTCAATCTTCCCAGAATCTCTTAAATCCGATAATCTAGGGCGTTTATCCTGTCTGTCAGAATAGCCCCTATTAAGTTGATGTAGGACAAAGAAAGGTTTGTTTAGTTCCATAGCAGTCAATTTCAGCTCTCTTGAAATCTCGCTAATCCTTTCATAGCTTGTCTTAGTATTGCCACCGCTAATTAAACCAAGGTAGTCTATAAAAACAATGTCACTGCTAGACTTTTTTTCCAACATTTTGATTTTATCAACAGTTATGTTGTATTGAGCAGATATCTTTATAGGTAAACCTGGTAAAACTTCATAGACATATCTTTGATAAATATCTTTCTCATATCGGCTAAGCGACTGCGTTCTTAATTTACTTGCATCAATTTTAGCTTGTGAACAGATAAAACGGTTTTGCAGTTGCTGTAAAGACATCTCTAAACTATATACATCAACCTTTAAACCTTGTCTGGCAATATTTGCGATTAGGTTAATCATCATGCATGTTTTCCCCATACCGGGTGCGCCGGCAAGTATAATAAAATCACCCCCTCGCATACAGCCGAGCTTTGCATCTATTGATGGATAACCTGTTTTTATCAACTTAATATTTTTATCCTCAACAAGCAGCTTATCTGCTTGATATGTAATATCCAATAATATTGAAGTATCTGTATATTTCTCTTTTTCTTTTTGTATTTTTTCTATTTCAGAATAAGATGAAGCATTTTGAGTAACCCTATCAAAATAAGCTTCCTGAATTTTTCCAATATAGAACTTGTAATTTATGTTTGTAATAAAACTTTCCTGAAGAAAAAGCACATTTTTTTTATCCTCATTACTGGATAATTTTTCTGCAATATTAAAAACATTTACTTCTTTACCGGAATTGAACAGAAGCTCTGCAATATCAAAAATTCTTGCATACAAACGTGTTGTAAACATCTTCTTTGATAGCTGGCTTAAAATCACTTGTTGCATATCCTTTTTTGATGCAACTAGCATTGAGGTAATTTCCTGTTCATAGTCTTTGAGTAAAAGCATTAATATATATATTCTCTCTCTTTAAAAATCAGATTTGGGGTTACGCTGCTTGTTCTGTATCTGATGTAATATTTTCATCATTGTCTATATCAATATCTTCATATTTATTGAGTTCAGCATTCCAGCGGACTTTTTTAAAGTTCCAGCCGATAAGTTCTATTTTTGAACGCTTTTTACCATCTTTTGTTTCATATTCATTAACAGTAATTTTGCCGTTAATACGTATATAATCCCCTTGTACACAGTTTTCAGCTATACGTTCTGCAACATTATCTTTTCTTGTATTAAAAAATAATATTGGGAAAGTTTCATATTCGTCTACTTTCGGTTTCTTTTTACCCAGATAAATACTTGTCATACAAGTGCCATTATCAAAATACTGAATTTTAAGCCAATTTAACCGACCGAGTATTTTAAATTCATTCATTTTCAATTTTCCTTTCAAGGTTTTTATCATCCCAATTAGTAATATCTTTAACTTCTGACATATCAGCTAAAACTCTGATTTTAGTTGTGTTATCCATAGCCAGAGCTTTCCTGATTTCAACAGATTTAGGTACAGTTTTCATCAATTGGCAGAGTACAGTTTTTTTACACATAGCATTTTCATCTGTTACCCAGGCTGAATTGGGATTGAAATGAGGATTTGTGATTTTTACATATTTTTTCTCTGCTTCATCAAATTCCATTTCAATATATGCTTTTGAGTGTTTTTTCGCATGTTTTATACACTCTGACCTGCTCATAACCATAAATAAGCATGCTCCATTAGTAAGATGTGCTATAGCATAGTATTTGATAGGCTTTCCTCTATCTACTTCACCATTTTCATTTGGGGTGTCATAAGGAATGTGCTTAATATACTCGTTAGTACCATATTGATAATCGAAGTAATCTTTTTCATAAACAGTATGCATGCTGACTTTTAATGAGAGTTCGTGTCTGTAAAACAATTCAACATAGCCTTTATAGCCGATTACAAACTGAACTTCTTTGAGTTTAGTCCATTTACCGTTAATCTTTCTTGAATTGTTGAATACAAGAAAATATGCTTGACCGTCAATATCAGGTTCTAAGCCAAGTTGCGCTGCCTGAAATAATGCACCTAAAAAAGATTCTTGCGTACATTCTGCAAGCTCTGGGTTTTTGCGTACTGTTGTTAAGGCAATTCTTCCAAGTCTTTCAGCCGTCATGTGTGCCGGAAGTGCTTTTCCCAGTTCTACTAAGTTTTTCTGAATTAAATCCATAATTGGCTTAGACCTTTGCCGTTGTTCAATGGCTTGTGTTTTAAGTTCTGCAATTTGTGTACTCATATCATCCTTTCTGCTTTGTAGCATTTTTCTTCTTTTTTCGATTTCGTTGTCGGATAGTTCCCATATTCTCACCGCAGAGCGGACAGTAATAGTAGCCAAAAGACACTATTAACTTCTCTTTGCGAGGATTACCGCCGCAAAAATAACATTTCATTTTGTTATAATCCTTTCTATAGTTGGTTATGCAGCTTTTTTGTTTCTATCAAATATTCTTAGACTTCTGGTAACAGAAGTATTGGAATATTTTTGATAAAGATTGTCTGCTTTTAGTTGGTCGGTATTCACAATTGTTCGTGCCATTTTAAACCATGACACTTTGTACTTCTCGGTAAGAATACCTGCGTGGGTGTTAATGATATTTTTGAGTTCTGCTTCTAACAATTTTCTTTCAGTATCAAGTGCTGATATTTCAGCCTTGATTTGGGCTAACTTTTCAACCTGACTTTCTAAGTCCTGATTTTCAATATATTCTTTATCAGGATTTGGATAAATTTTTGCCATTGTGTCATTATCATCAGGGGTGAGAGCTGGCATTATTTTATTTTGTACATTGTTCCAAAATTTCACAGCCATATCAACCATAATGTTAAAGAGTTCAGCATCAAATTCTATCACTTTAGTTTTGAAACATTGTCCGCCGATTAATACTGCTATATGTCCTCTTTTACGACCTGTAATACCAAGATACCAGATAACTTGTAATATGTATTCCTTTGGTATATCTTCATCTTTCCACTCATCTTTTTTATAACTTGAACAAGTTTTGCATTCTAAAAGTTCATCAGAACCTACAATGATTCTATCAACATGAGCAACGAGAAATGGATATTTTTTGTGAGTATATTTTTCTTGTCGCTTACGAACTTTTAATCCGGTTACTCGTGTAAACTTTTTTGCAACAAAATCTTCTAATTCTCTGCCAAGTTCTACAGCTTCATTATCCGAGTTTGTAGTGGATTCAATTTCACCAGTCTTTTCAAGCCATAGTGTAAGTGGAGTTTTCCAGCGGCTCATACCCATTACTGCGGCGATATCAGAACCGCCAATGTATTGTCTGCGTTCTTCTGCGGTAAACATTTGTTTACTCCTTTCGATTTTAATAAAGTTCGTTATCAAAACTGCCATTTACTGTAAGATACGTATAATCATTATAGGCAGTGTTATCTTCAATAAATGCATAATCAGTTGTGTCATTACCATCCGCAAATGCTAGGATTAGTTCAGCATCCTTGTTTTCAATTCTTTGTAATTCTTCAATTACATCTTTTACTTTCATTTTTTTTTACTCCTTTCGTAAAATTTTGCATAACAATTAAGCCTATGTATTTAAGGTATAAAACACAGCCTTAATACGGGGTTTTAAACTTGTATGACCTATAAAAACCGTACTCTCTCTCAAATTTTTAAAATGTTGTTTATATTATTAAACGACTCTATGAATTAGTCAATACATATTGACGTGAGCTAAATATTATGTTACAATTTGGGATAGCTAGAGCATGATTGCTTTATAGAGTTAATGTCAATTTGTAACAATTGTAAATCTTTATAAAAAGTAAAGCGGAAGTAAATAAAAGAGGATAACATGTCACCTATCAAATCTATGGCGGATATTCCAAGTCCGTTAAAACACAATGAAATTTTTAAAGAATATCAGCAAGAAATTATGGATATAAAGATTGTTGATTATGCAAAAATACTTGGAACATCAAAACAAAATATTAGTACAAAATTGAAGAATGATTCCTGCCTGCTTTATAAAGAAAGAGATAGGTTAATTCAACATCTTGAACAGAGAAATTTTATTGATATTCCACTGTATTCAAAATTAATAAAAATAGACGCCCAGGAAGTCCAAACATCACATAGTAATATTCCAATTAAGTATGAAGTTTCTGCAAGCTGCGGAAATGGGGTTGATGTTTATGATGAAGAATCACAAGACATGTTTTCTTTACCCAATAACTTTTTACAATATTTTAAAGCAGATGTAAAAGCTTCAGAAGTTATATTTGCTGAAGGTAATAGTATGTCACCTGAAATTGAAGCCGGAGACATGTTATTAATTGATAAATCTAAAACTAACATAATAGACGGCTTAATTTATATTTTTAACTATGATGGACATCCTATGTGTAAAAGATTACAAAAATTGGGTGATAAAATAAAAGCTATATCAATAAATACAAACTACGAACCGTTTATAATTGATAAATCACTACATTTTAAAATTATTGGTCGTGTTGTTGGCTTGTTTCGCCAGGTAAAGTGACATCCTTGTCTTTTACAATGTTATCATAACCGGTAAAACTTAATTCATAATTCCCGTCAAAGGTTGCATTACAATTATTACAGTAATAGCGGTAATATAAAAGCAAACCATCTATTTCACTTCCATAACATTCGATATTTTTGCTGTGGCATACCGGACATTGATAATCGTCCTGTACATCTGCTTCTATTTTATATCCGTTAGCTTCCCAAAAACTTATAGCCTGCCCGTATGTCTTAACTTCAAAATCTTTGTTATAATCATCATCCATTGTAAAATGTTCATGATAGTATCTTGTAGCATCAAGTATTACATCTTCTTTTGTAAGATATTCATCTATAAATTCGTTTGTTTCATCTTCGACATCAATTCGTTTGTACATATTACTTCTCCCATACATTCAAAACTATAAAAATCTTCCTGACAAGCAGGACAAAAATATGCAAAGTTATCTTTATTTGAAAGCAATAACTTTTTACCACACCTAGGGCATATTTTTAATTCATTTTCAAACATACTTATCCTTTCTAATAATCTATCCTAAATGCGATATAATCAGCTTTTCCATTTTTTAGAGCTTCCAAGTTTTCATTTGTTACATATTGTTTTAAATCCGAGTACCCTTCAACAACGCTATAATCAACCCAATTATCTGTAGAAAAAGCATCTATACCTGTAATCTTATTTATTTCTTCCATTGCATCAGAATCTAACCAGATTGTAATCACTTTATCAATAATCATTCTTTAATCCACTCCTTATAATCTTTAATAAATTCTTGTGCTATCTCTTTTTGTTGTTGTTTTGTATAATTGTTACAGCCGTCAATTTCCCAGTACAAAGCTGTATCATTAAAAATTTGCAATGTACCGGAATCTGTCAAATGCCAATTCCAATTCATTTTTACTCCTTTCTATGCAATCTTGTATAACTCGTTAAACTCATAATACCTATCCAAGTATTTTTTATATAGAAACTCTGAATATTCTTGCAGGGCTATGTATTTCTCTGAAAGATTCCAGTATTCAGACTTATATGGAACGAAAGAGTATTCTTCAGTATCTAAAAAAGGGTATTCCCCTAATTGATTTAAATCTTCTTCATCAAGCAAATCTATGCTATCTTCAAAATATTCCAAAAGTTCTGAATCTGTATATGGATAATAGTAGCCATAAAAATCAAAAGTATCATTGGAATACCAAATGCCATCTTTCATTATTCCTGCATTTTTATTACATATTGAAGATTCACCTCTGCTATTTAAAAATGCAAATTTATTATGTGAACCAATAATTTTTTCAATCATTTTTAATATTGAAGGATTTTTCATAAAATCTTTTGGCAAATCTTTTAAATATTCCTGAATGAAAATTATAGTATCTGAAACTTTGCTATTTCGTGGAACATCAATATCTAAAATTCCGTTATGAATCATCACAACGGAATCATTGACGATATGCGGATGGCAATTTTCTTTATCCTTTTTTCCGCTTGTACCAATCCTGCAATGAATAAGCATATCGCCTTCTGCAAGCTTTTCAGCTTCTCTTACTGTTTTTATAAAGGTATTTTGGTTAAAAATACCTTTGACAATATATAGCTTACCATCTCTAGCGTATGCTATTCCTGCTCCATCCGGGTTATTTTCAAAACAATTTTTTAAATATTCATCACTTATTTCTGTTCCTTGTGGTTTAACTATTGCAATACACATTATGCAGCCATCCTTTCTTCTTCAAGTCGTTGTACAATACCCATGTCATAAAGAAATTTATACAAATCGGGGTATGCTTCACTATCTCTCAATACAAAATCAATGTAATCTTCTGTTTCAGCCCATACGTATTTATTTTCTTTTGCTTTTGCATAGTCAATAAGTGAATAAACAACTTGGATATTTTTCTTTATTCGCTCAATTCTTGTATTTGAATTGAATATCCTAAATTCGTATGTTCCTGTTCTGCTGTCATAATTTAAAGCAGTATATCTTGTATCAGAAATTGGCGGATAATTATCTTCACTATCTAAAATCTCAGAACAGTTTTTTCCTTCTGTAAAATTACACCATTGTTTTATTTCCGAGGTATGTCTTTGTGAAATGGCTTTCCATATATCCAAATCTTCTTCATTTCCCGAGTACAAAACATTTCGCAATACACATAACATTTTTTTAGTAAAAATTTCTTGTGAAACATGAATATGTATTCCGCCATGGTTATGTCCAGTAAATCCATTATTATTAAGATATTTCATCCCTTTTTCCAATAGCGGTAAAAAATCTTCCTCAATATACCTTCTTGTCATAGGTTCTGATACAATCTCAAAGCCCCCATCTTCAATTGAACTATCGTGCATCAGAACAACATTTGGAACTTTAGATAGAAATGTATCGGCATAATATTCTTCACCCGATACTTCAATCTCTAAGCCAAAGTATTCAAGAGGATTTATTTCATCATCTTTTTTATATTTATAAAAATCAGAGTAACCATGATAACTGTAGATTGAATCAGAATGATTACCACTGCAATTAGGACAATAATTACACCCATTACCTTCATTGTAGTAATAATCATTATCACTTACAGCGCTGCCGCAATCATCACAACTACAGTAACTATTAACATAACAATCATTACATACCCAATTTTCATCATAAGTTGCATATACACCTGCTCTTGAAAAATATTTTTGACAGCATTCACATTCATAATAGTTATCTAAACAGTTATCGCATACATATTTTTCTTTATCTTCAATCCAATGTGAATCATCTACATGATAAACTTCCCCGCAATCTTCACAGGTAAAGTAATCGTTATCCATACAAGATTCACAAATTAAATCACCGTCTGCGGTTTTAATTGCATCATCTTCTAGAATGTATTCACCACAATTGTCACATTCAACAGTACATTTATTACAATAAAATTCACTGTCTATGATATGCCCTTCTTCTGGCAATACCATTGCTCCGCAATTTTTACAAATCATTTCTATTCCTTTCTAAAAAGCACCTGTCACAATAGACAAGTGCTTTTTTGTTATTTATATTTAATATTCACTTGGAAGCATAATCACTTTTTCAGTCGGATAATTTGAAATATAAAATTTCCAATCCCCTTCCGGCAAATCTGTGTAACTATAATACTGATGGTATATCTTTTTACCATTGCCATCATCATAAATAACATCACATTTGTTATTTTCCGAGCGAATTTTTACAACAATAAATTCTTCGTCTTTGTTTTTCATTGCTACTGCCGACATATCATCAAATAACCAAAATGCTTTTACTGTCCGGCAAAAATATTCAACACCATCTGTTGCATATATAGGATATAAATTAAGCCTGTGATAAGATAATGTTCCAATAAATTGTTCTAAGTTTTCTCTAAACTGGTTTATATTCATAAATTACCTCTCTTTCGTTGTTTGCGGGCACAATAAATACAAATTTCTCGCTGTTCATCTTCAAGCCAGGCTAAATCAATTTCGTGGAATAATCCGCCACACTCTTTACAAAATCCACAATATTCAGCTCTACACATTTTACAGACATAATGGTTATTTTCGGTTTTGTAAGCAGTTTCTGTAAAAATTGGCTGTTCGCACTGATAACACAATGAAAGAAATTTTTTATATTTATCCAAACAATGCTTACAATAGAATTGTTCATCAATAATTTTTCCATTGCTGGCACTAATCATTTTCTTACATTTTGTACATATCATTTCTATTTCCTTTCGGGTAAAATTTGTTTTATCCATTCATCAGTATCATCAATTGCTAAACCAGTTTCATCTTCTTGATATGAATACATGTCTAAAACAAAATAGGTATCTCTACTGATACAAGCCTGTGCAAGGGATAATATTTTCCAATGTTTTTTAGCTTTTTTTAACTTATTCTCGCAGAATGTATCAATATAATTGGCAAATCCATTTTCATCAATATAATCAATCTGATAATAAAATCTTGTTTTCATAAAATTAAACCTTTCTTAGTGTAATCCTTTAACTTTACAATGCCGGAATAAACAAAGAGAACGGAAAGAAACTGCCCTCTTTGCTATCCCTCGCACATTAACAAATAATAGTCGTTAATATTAACTTCTATCAGTCATGATTTAACTAGTAATTAATATTAATTAATAACTATATATTAACTATTAGTTAATATATAGTTATTAACATGTATATTAGTTAATGAAGAATAGGTTATTATTTAGCAATAATTGCAGCTTTATTGCGTTAATTTGTTTTATTTAGCTTATCTGATTTTGTGATTGCAATTGTCTGCAATCATAAACAACAAGTGAAAAGAAAACCCTTTGGTATAGACAAGGGCGCGCAAGCGCGTATTATCTATTACCAAAGGGCATTGAGAAAGCGGACTAAGCCGCTTCCTGTTCTCCAACATTATTAGAGGAGTTGGAATCAGCCTTACGGAGCGATTCCATTATTTTTTCATTTAATTCTTTTAAACATCTATCTGCTGCTGTAATATATTCAACAGGCTTTTTGTATTGAGCTTCAAACTCGTCATAAGCTTTTTTGTCAATTAAATCACCCATAGGCTCAATAGAGAGTGAGTTTTTCTTTAAGTTCTTTTCAATAGCTTGAAGATAGAACTTGTTTGTAAGATGCTGACGATTGAACTTGTAAGTAATGACCGAGGTATTAAAATCAACATTTCCGATATGATAGTCAAAAATATGACCTTCTTTTTTCAGCCAATACAGAATCCCTTCCCAAGAATAGATTTTTTTAGATGTTTCAAATAAATACCCAATACCATCTTTTTCAAAATACTGTTCTGCATAAAGTCTGCCATAAACATACGAAAACAGATTAAATTCTTTCTTTGCCATAATAAAATCCTTTCTACGCAGTAGCGTGTCTTTTCTGTTCATACCCATAACTACGCAGCACGAATTACAAATAGCGTAAGCGGTTTTGGTTAAAATTATACAATTCTTGTTACGGTTCTTAACAACACCATAACTTTAAAGTTGTAGAAATCGTTGTTAGGAACTGTAACAAAATTTTCATTTCAGTATAATTTTCACCAAAAATTTGTAATTTGTGCTTTAATCGGGTAGAACAGAAAAGACAGGATACGGAGTTATAGGATTTAAAGAGAGCAAAGAAAGTAATTTAACCGATAAGTATGTAAGAAAAGACTTTGTGCAAGAACTGTATTACATAATACCTATTGGATTTGAAACTGCTAAATCTATTGTAGATAAGAGGATTAGGAGTTAAAAAGAAGGATTGACAAACAGAGGAAAATCGTAAATAATATATATGTAAGGGAACAAGCCCTAGGCTGCAACCCTAGAGCTTGCACCGTTCCTTTACAAATATAGAAGCAATATTTGTAAAATGGCTATCATTAGGGTGATAGCTATTTTTATTAGCTTCCGCATTCGCTGCCCTCCTTTCTCTACTTGACTCGTTACACCGTTATTTCGTTGCCAGTAGGAAAGGTTCGCATGAAACGTTCCCTCATAAAGCATATACATGTTTTATTCAAAGATTATACTACTAACTAACGGCAATTACTATACGTAGTTGCCCTTTTTGCTCTATATACGCATATAGAACGCTTTTACATTCTTATAGAGTTCCACCAGTAAACGCATATTACTTATAGAAATCTTGCAGGGGGGCGTACCCCCCTGCTTTAACTTTCTCTAAATATAGAAAATCCATACCCATATATCCCCAGACCTTACAGGGGCATTAAAAAGCCCTCTTATATCAAGAGGACTAAAGAGCCTAAAAATAAAGAAACATTGACTTACCCCCTTATTATAAAATATTTTGCATTATTTTTGTGACAAGAATGACAGTAAGTAAAACTATTTTTACAATTTGACAAAATAGTCACACTTTTTTTACAAAATCGTAAATAATATGAGAGTAGTTGATACGGACATTTGAAGTAGCGTATGTGGAAACACACAGGGGACTGGCGAAAAAAAGTTGACGTATCGTAACCTACGGGGATTATTGTATATGTTTACCCACTGTAATACAAAATTCAAACCTCATGAAACGTGGTTTTTATTTGATAATAAAAATTTTACAGCAAGAAAGTTTTACCTCGGCACTTGTCCTATATGCAAAAAAGGACTTGCCAAACTTGTGGAAACAAGAAAATCGGACGGTAAGGTTTTTCCTGAAATAATCAGTGGAGCAAAATTAGAAAAACTTATGCCGATACTGATAAAAGATGTTAATTATACAAATGAAGATATGAGAAAGTTTAAGAAATCACCTTTTGGTTTCTGTTATGGAGAAAATAGAGAAATTCATAACTCTAAAGGTGAAGTTGTTGAAATTCGACAATTTAAATGTGATTTTTATGGAAATAAACAATTAATTTCTTCCATAAAAATTACCTAAAGTCCTCCCTTACCTTATGTGGTGATTGTGTTGATTTAACGGCAGTATTCTATCCCTTTTTCCCCTCCTGCCGTTTTTTTTTTCTAAAGGATTTTTATTATGAAAAATAAAAAAGAAGCACCGAAGCGTAAACCTACTGCAAAGGATTGGGCAAAAATCAGGGCAATGTACCTGCGTGGTGAAACTCTTGATTTTGTTATGGAACAAATCCCGGATTTAGATATTAAGCGTTCTTCTATATCAGAAAGAATGTGTAGAGAAGGTATTAATAAAAAGAAAAAAGAGATAGAAGAACGTACCCGAAACAAGTTATACCAGCGAGTTGAAGAAGATAAAATTCAAGCTAATGAACGTCATATTCAATTATTCAATGATTCATTAGATGTTATTCAAACATTGCTGGAACAGTATAAGGAAGAACTGACCGAAGGGAAAGCAAAACCCAGAGCATCTGCATATAATATGGATTTAATTATGTCCGGTATTTCAAAAGCACAGAAAGGTTTAAGGGTTGCACTTGGTATGGATGAGGATGGTAATGTCAAGTTAGACCAACCGGAAATTCTTGTTATTGAAGGTTTTAGTGAGAATAATATTTAATGGAATATATTGTTGATAAAGACCATAGAACTAAGAGGTTATCTTCAGAAGATAAGCTTCATATTGCAAAACGCATTGCTAATGATTTTAAAACTTATGATGATGCTCGCAGTAGTGTTTTATCTTTTGCTAATGAATTAATATCAGAAATTTTCTTCAAAAAGAATTTATCAAAAGAAACTGATAAGAATAAGAAATGGAAAGCAAAAGTTAAGATGTGCAAGCTCTTTATGTTCTATCAGACATTTAAAGCTTTCATCTGGAAAAATACATACTCCGGTATTAATTCAATGTTTGACGTTTCTGGTGAATCTTTAGAATCAGATAACAATTCCAATAAGCAAAAAGCTATGCTTGTGGATATTTTTGAAAAAATGGATTATTCTCATATTTGCGATATTGTAATTGATAATGCTTTGTTATACGGGGAACTAATAACATTTACCACTTGGAAAACCAGAAAAGAAGAATACCGCAGACCTATTAATTTCTTTGAAGTATTGTTTTCACAAGATTTAAAAAAGTTACCTAAAATACTAGAAGCAAAGTCTAAAGGAAGGAATTTCTATATTGATGAACGTATTATTTATGATAACCCTTACGTTATACCCGTTAGTCCAGCAGATTTTGTATTTGATGTTTCACAGTCAGACGACTTTGATAATTGCCCGAAAATCTACAGAACTTGGCGTACTCCTGAAGATATTATAAATAATGAGTGTTATGAAATAACGCCTGATATTGCAAGTGATTTACGGAATATGATAAGTAAAGAGCCAGACACTTCCGACCTTATAGACCAGTCAAAAGAAGCTCTTTTGAATAAGAATAAAAATGGCTCAACAATAGAAGTCTTAGAGCATTGGGGCAATTTTACAATGCCTGATGGTACTGTTTTACGAAACTGGCACGCTGTCGTTGCAGGTGGTAAGTATCTTGTAAGGTTTGAGAAAAATAAGTTTGTCATTAATCCATTTACGTTTGGCACTTTTTTACAAGAACCTGAAACTAAACGTGGGATAAGTCCTCTTTATTCCGTACTGGATTTAGCTCATATACAAGAAAATTTACTTAATAAAACTGTAGATATGCAGTCATTAACAGAAAATCCACCGTTGTTGTGTCCTAAAGATTTTTTTGATAATGATGATGTGGAACTTTACCCAGGAAAGATTATAACGTATGATCCACAGCTTTATACATCAAGCAGTATCCAGCCAATGACTTTTCAGAGCAATATTTTTATTAATGATATAACATTTCTTTCTGATTTAATGAGCGAAGTTTGCGGTATTTTCCCTAATATGGTTGGTGCCGAAGAAAGTGGAGATAAGACTGCTACAGAAATAAATGTCAAATCACAAGGGCAAACAACGCGTCTGTCAATGGTTTTAGATATTATTAATCAATACTTTATTATTCCTACTGTAAAAAATGTTGCTAAACTTTGTGCAAATTTTAAGTTTGGTACAGAGCAAGTTTTCCTTAATAAAGATAATAATCCCGAAAATGTAGTTATTACTGATGATGTACGACAAGGTGAATATAGGTATACATATTCAGACCGAAATTCTATGACTGAAAGATTTAGCTTTGCTGATATGGTTATTCTTGCAGTAGAGCGGTTTGCTAATCATATTCCATTAAATGTACAGTCTGTATTCGTCTGGTATATGGAACAAAAAGGGGTAGAAAATCCTGAAAGATTTTTGCAATCAGGGCAGGAAATTCCACCGGAAGTTCAACAAATATTATTACAAAATCCTGCGGTTCAGGAAATGATTAATAATATTCAAGCCAGTATGGCTAATCAAAAAACAGAAATCCCTAATAACGCAGAAATACCGAGAAATTCACCGGAAAGTAAAATGCAGATTTATGAATAAGGATATTATTGCAAAAAAATACGACTTAATCACTTCTGAAGATTATTCAATGATTAAGTCGTTTCAACTTGAAAATATTGTTAAGTTAGCAAATTCCGATATTAATCCTTTGATTCTTCAAGGAATGCTAAAACTCATTGCAGATACTGACAAATGGAAGTCAGATTTTTTTAATGAACGTAAAAGGAGTTAAATATGACAGAAGAAAATACCGATATTTCTACGCAGGATGGAACAGAGTCTTTAGAAAATCAGATAGAAAGTATTCTATCTGAAGATGACACTAACAATGATGATACATCTGCAACAGAAGTTGAGAGTGAGTCCAATACAGAAGTTCAAACCTCTGAAAATAATCAGGATAATATTGAATATCCTGAAGAATTTTTAAAGAGTGATGGCAGCGTCGATGTTGAGAATCTTCTTAAATCTTATCAAGAGCTAAAGCCTTTAGTTGATGAAAAAGCTAACTGGGAAAAAGAGAGAGAAACTTTACAGAAACAAGCAGATTATGCCAGACAGTTAGAAGCACAGCAGCAAGCACTAGCAGTACAAAGCGGCTTTCAAAATCAGGAAGATATGCAGTTAGTTATGGAAATAGCTAATGCCCAGGCTAATGAATACGAAAGGTTTTTACATACAGTAGCTGAACCGGACAGAGTTCAAGGACTTCTTGCACTATATAGAAAAGTTCCAACCCAAGAACTTTTAGCAAAAATTGAAGATGAATATAGTGTTGATGTTATAAAAAGAGCTTCTATTCTTTCTGAACGATATAAGAATGAACTTCAGCAGAGGCAAAATGCTCAACAATATGAGCAGTATAAAAAGGAAGCACAGGAATTTGTTTCCAGTGCTATTAAGGACTATCCTGAATGGTTTAAAATCCCTGAATTTGTAGGATTTTTTAAAGAAGCTCTATCTGTAAAAGGTGATGCTTTTGAAACTTCAAAACTTATTCAACATTTGGAAAACCTAAAACAGGTTTTCAGAAAACAGTTTATTGAAGAACAAAAAGCTAATTCAGAAAATGAGAAGGAAAAAAACCTTTTAAAAACACTTAGTCCAAAAACAAATCCTAAAATCAACCCCAACAAAAAGATTGAGGATTATACAGATGCCGAGCTTGAAACGGCAATTGAAGCTTTAGTTTAATAGGAGATTAATATATGTCTGATGAACAATTAATGATTACGACTTTCACCAAAGCATACAATAAATACATTTATGATGAAATGGTAATAGGTCAACTTGCTCATACAGAGCTGAAAGACGGGGTAAAAACCGGAATCGAAGTAGATGTTATTATGCCTGCTATGGTTAATTTATTTGATTATACAGGTGGTGACCTGGATGATGCTGAACTGACAACAACTACTACAGCGAAAGTAAAATTTGATAAAGGTAAAGCTTTTCACTTTGAAGTAGATGAAGTTAACAAACAGCGTATAGAAAATGCGCCAGACTTAAAGCAAAAAGTTGAACTAGCTAAAGAATATTCTTCTGATGCAATAAAACAATTTGCAGCAGCCGTTGATAGTGCTTATGGAAATCTTTATACCAGAGCCGGACATTACTTATCCGGTTCAAGTAATTCTGCTATTAAACTTGATGCAGAATATGCCAAAGAAATCTTAGCATACATGCAGGCAGAATTTCAGCGTGGTGACAGAAAAGGTCATACTAATTGGATTGATGGACAAATGGTTGCAATTGTTCCGCCGGAATATCAATTCTACCTCGGTAAGCTTGATGATTTCAAATATGTTGAATCCGGTCATAAAAAAATGGCTAAAGGTTTTATTGGTAAATTATCTGGTTGGGATATTGTTGTTTCAAATAATATTGCATCAGTAACCGAGGATGATGATTCTATAACTTACTATCCTTTATTCGGTATCAAGGGTAAAACTTTAGCAGGCGGTATTTCTAAAAATCTGAATATGAAAAACTATATGCCGGAAAAGAATTTCAATACCAGATATAAAGGTTACGGTCTTTATGGTGTCGGTGCGCCGAGAGCGGATTTCTTAGGAACTGTAAAAATTACTGCCCCACTGGCATTATCGACCAGAGCTGCTGCATAGTTTTACAGAAAATAAGAAAGGATTTTAATTATGGCTAGAGATGAAATAACTATTCAAACCCCGTTAATGGAAAATACTGAATCAATCGGGTTAAGAACAATTACTGCAAAATCAGTTACTGTTGCAAATGGAATTGTTCTTAAAAATGCTATGGGTTGTTTAAATAACACTCTTTTTATTGTGTTATCAAATACTGCTTCATCCGCTGATTCAACAATTACCTTTAAAAAGGGTGAAAAATATCCAAATGCAATGTTAGGTGATTTAACTTTGTCTATTACAAAGTCAGCAACTACTGTTTTTCAAATTCAAGATCCAGCTAGATTTGTTGATACAAATGGTGACATTAATATAGATTTTGGTTCTGAATTTACCGGAACAATTTTTGCTATAGGTAAAAAAGCGAGTTTGGGGTAAGGGGTAAATATATAAGGCTGGTGGGTTTTACCTACAGCCTGTTAGTTAAGGAGCAAGCATGATTGAAATTAAATTTATACCGACAGGTCATATTTTTTCTTTGCCGGATGAAGAAGCTATAAGAATCGTGAAAGAAGATAGAGGAAATTATAAAGTTGTCAAAGGAAAAGTACCTGAAGAAAAGAAACCGAAAGAAAGCAAATCGGTTCAAGAATTGGTCGTTATTAAAGAAGGTGACAAAGGCGAGGTGCCGACCAATAATGATAAAACTAAATCACAGATTAAAAACAAAAATAAATCCAAGGAAGTTGTTAAAAAATGACATTAACTTTTCTTGATATTTATAACGAAGTTGCCGGACAAGCCTGGTCTATGTATGACGGTGATGCCGAGAGTGTTGATGAGATGGAAAGTGCTTTAAAATCTTCTATTAATAAAGCACTTTCTGAAATCTGGTGTTCTTATCCTTTTCCCTTCAGAATAAAAAATATGTCCATTACGACCAAAGAGGGTGTAGCAGAATACTCAACTCCTAATGGTAACATTTTGAAAAAGACAGTATCAGGGAGTCAGGTTTATTCAATAAGGATAGGAACAAATTATTTAGAATATCTTGATGAGTACGAAACATTAGAAGCAAAAACCGGTAAACCTACCGGTTTTTATGTTTCTAATGAAAATATATATCTTTATCCTACACCTGATAATAGTTATACTGTTAATGTTGAGTACCTAACTCTTGCAATTGGTGAAGATGATTTTGGCACAGCAGTTTATTCATTAGTTAATGAAGAAGATACAATTGATATTCCTGAAAAGTATGAGAATATTTTTAAAAATGCTCTCATTACAAAATCTATGCTATATGCAATTGCTTCTGAAACCGATGAGAACTATTCAGGTTATAAAGAACAATATGATAAAGCTTATAAAATCTTGCTCAATTATACATCAGGATTAGAAAAAGAGCGCAAGGTTTATTGGTAATGTATAAATAATGACAACAAAAATATCATCCTTAAAATGTAACAAATTTGGCGGTATCAGAAGAATAAATGCAACATTTGCAAATGAGTTAATTTCTGCATCTGACCTGCAAAATGTTGAATTGTTTAATACAGGAATCAACAGCGGTGTAGGCATTAGGACTTCAAAGGGAAATATTGCGGTTTGCACATCAATTCCAAGTGATGAAAGAATCATTAACTTATTTGAAAGTGTACAGAACAATACAAACTACTGTTTTGTTTATACCGAAAATTCAACTGAAGGTAAAATTTATTCTTTTGATATAACAACAAAATCCGTAACCTTATTAAAAGATGAGCTGACTGTAACAGGAAAATGCTGTGGTCTTGATATTGCACAGGGTTGGTCTGATTTATTTATTTTTTCTAATGGCGAAGAACTGCTTAGTATAGAGATGAGCGCAGAAGAAAGAATAAAAATGATGAATCTTCTTGATATGGATGAACGCCAAGTAAAAGGCTTGGGACTTATCAACTATGATAACAGGCTTTGGATTTTTAACGGTAATGTTCTCTGGTATTCAGTACAAGAAAATGTTTATGATTTTTCAACATCTGACGCACAGGTCAAAACTTCTTCCGGCTATATTGAATACGTGAAAAATATTACTGCAATAACTCCATACTTAGGAAGCCTTGCAATATTTTTCAAAGATAGTTCAATACTTTTATCTGGTGAATATCCTTATGAACAGACAGATGAAAGTCCCGGCGGATGTGCAAGTTATAATGCTTTAGTGTTTCATGGTACTGAACTCTACTTCTATGATGATACTAAAAAGGGTGTATTTTCTTTTAATCAGGTAATTAACGGGGATAAAACTCTGGGTGATAATATTGCGCTTGATATCCAAGAAGAACTTTGTTTTATAGAAGCTTCACGTATAAATGAGATTAGAAGTTTATCAATAGTTTTGTCTGATAGGAATGAAATTTGGTTCTTAATCCCGACATCAGAGCCTGATGTTAAAACTATCATGATTTTTGATTACATCCATAGGGAATGGGTTAAAAGAAAATGCCCTTATACAACATGCTTTAGTATTTTAAATAGTGCACTTTATTCAGGTGGTGAAAATGGCAGGATTTACAAAGAGTATGAAACAGATTTATTTGACGGTGATTTTATCCGCAGTTTCTATAAATGTACACCTTTAAATCTGGGAGTAGATAATACCTTAAAAATTCTTTATTTCCCGCCCAGAGTTACAATTGATATGACTTATTCCAGTGATTTTTGGATAAGGTATATAAAAAACTATGATACATTCAAAGCTCCAAAGGTCAAGCAAATTAAGATTAAGACAATGAAGAATGCCTTATATTATGATATCGGGTATTGGGATAAGACATATTTCCCGTTGAAAGAGTTGAACTCTATATATAAACTTCCTTCTGCAACTTTCAAAACTTTAGAAATTCAGTTATACACCTACGCTAAAGGTGAAGGATTTTGCATTAAGAATATTGAATTTAGTAAAATTAAGGTAAAACAAATATAGTGAAAATTGTAATTCCAACATCACCTGATTTTAACTATGAAGAATGCAAGAAGCTGTTTTATGATAATCAAAAACTCTTAGAAGATTTTAGTGATTTTGATGATGTTATAAAACAAACATTCTTTTACTCATTCTTTGTAAACGGTGTTCATATCGGTTGTATTTATTATTATGAGTTTGACGGTAAATTATACGTAAATGCCGTTGCATACAGAAAAACACATCTGATTAATATGGAATGTTTTAAAAAATCTTTAACCTGGTGGAATTGTGATATTTATGCAAGAACCCATCACAAAACGGCTATTTATACAATTTTAAAATGTGGATTTAAAAAAGTCGGCAAACATCTTTACAAATACGAAAGGTAAAAAGCTTGTACGATAAGCAGGTAACAGCCATGAAGGCTAGAAAGTGAAGTGAAAAATATGGGTGGCGGTTCAAGTTCAAAATCTAATTCAAGTTCAACAACTACATATAAAAAGACAACTACAACAAATCCGTATGTTACATCTGTAACAGATAATAACGGTACTACAACTACATTAAATGATGGTACGGCGTATAAGAGTGTTTATGATTATATGAATAAAAACATGGATTCTTTATTGGAAGAATACCGCAATCCAACTATTAATAGTGAAACGAATCAAGCATTACTCAAAAATTATACACAAACCCTTGATGAGGAAAGTAAAAAGGCTTTGGAAAATAGTATAATAAGCCCGCTTGCTTCAAGGAATATGCTCCGCTCCAGCAGTGCAACCAATTTGTATTCTGATTTATCCAAAAATATTACTGATAATATCTCTAACTATACAGCTCAACTATTGGCAAACAGCCAGAAGAATACCGGTGATATGATAGCACTTTTAACAAATGCTTATTTGCAGGGGCAAAATGCGGTTAATGGTAATCAGGCATTGTCATTAACAACAAGCTCCGGTAATGCAACTACTACCGGAACAGGAAGTACAAAATCTTATTCTTATGGACTTTAATTATGTATAACGAAAATGAACTAATCAGAGAAGCTATTGATAGAAAAATTAGAGAATCGTTGCGAACCCAGCAGGAAAGAATTTCTAATCCTATGGATAGACTTAACGGAATTAGTAACGACCTTAATTCTATTGGAAACGGTTTATCAACAGCAGGTAATTTTTTAAGCAATAATACTTCTTTAACTAATCTTGGAACAAAAAGCCAGACTATTGGCGGAGCTTTACAGAAGGGGGCAGGGGCAATACAGAGTATAAGCCCTGCAATTGCAAGTAGTGCTGCAAGCGGAGCTGCCGGTTCTACAGCCGGTTCTGCCGGCAGTGCTGCCTTAGGCGGTCCTATTGGAGCTTTAGTTGCATTAGCTGCAATGGCTTTGAGCGGTACAAATAGAAAACGGTCTAAACAGGCAGGACAGCAAGCTGAACAATTAGCAGAAGGAGCTATACAGGCTAGACAGTCTGATTTATCACATTTAACTCCGACAGTATCTGCACCTATTGATACAGTACAAACAGTACCGGAAAATGTTAATAATATTTCCCAACCGGTTCAGCAAACTCAACCAATGCAGAATCCTGATGAAATACGTAAATCAGCGTTTGGCAATATTGCAAATGGGTTAGATGATTTTCTTGCAGGTTACAAGGAAAATAAGACACAAGGCTTTAATGTGAATAATCTTAAAGCTGATGATAGTAAAGGTATGATGCAAAGATTGGGCGAAGGTGCCGGAACAGTAGCAAGAGTATCACAAAATCCAGTAGTTCAAGGTATCATAGCCGGCGGATTGTCAGGCTTGATCTCTGGGGATGCATTGTACGGTTTAAGTTCTGCATATAAATATGCAAATAGTAAATATAAGGCTAATTTGTTTAAAGATATTCTTACACAGCAGGGAATTGATGTTGGAAATAATAACGGTATTATTGATTCCAATGATTTATCTAGAATATTAATTTCTCGCAGATACCAAAAAGACTTTATGCCAAGAGGTGTATATGACAGGTTTAGGGTTGAGAGTGGCGAGCTAAGTATTGATGAGTATAATAATCTTATTAACACCCCTAATTATAATCCTGATGAAATACTCAATATTTCAGGTCTTGGCACTATAGCGCGGGCTAATCGATATAATAATCAGAATAAATCTGATAACCTCAAAAACTTTATGTCTGCGGATGAATATAATAGATTAAGACTTGATAACGGGTTGATTAATGAAGATGAATATAGAAATATAATTAGCAACCCAGATTATAATCCTGATGATATTATTAATATTTCCGGTATTAATGCTGTATCAAAAGCTGGGAAATATATGCAGGAAAATAAAGAATCAAGGAGCAAAAATTATTGGCGAAATCAGAATAAAGGTCAAAATGTTATAAGGGTTGAATACGGGGAAAAGCCTGATACTCATAATTATACTCACGTTACATACGGTGAAAGACCTGAAAGTAAGAGTACTACCTATGTTAAATATGAGAACAGACCTCAATCAACCGTAAAACCTAAATCAAAAAGTTCAACATCTGTTTCAAAAACTCCTAGTACAGAAAGGGTTAGGGTTAAGGATAAAGATGGGAACACCGGCACTATACCTAAAAACTATCTTTTGGATGCTCTAAAGGAAGGTTATAAATTAATCAAGGGCAAGGGGTAAATGTAGGGGTATATGGCGAAATTACTAACCGGAAAGTGACTCTTTGAGGAAAATTAATATGGAGTTAAATAAATTTGATTTTCAACCGGATAATAGATTTGACTTTCAGCCTGACGAACAGGATTTGAATAATAAATTTGATTTTCAGGCTGATGAGGTAGAAACCCCTGTATTAAAAGGAAAAGTTGAATATAATCATATTCACAATAATACTTTTTTAACACCGGAGCAAAAAGTTCAAAAAATTAAGGAAATTAGTAATAATGAACAAGAAAAAATAGAAAGAGAACATAAAACAAAAATGGCAAAGTTATATGGTGGTGCTGCCTTAGAAATAGGCAGTGCTGCTATACCTTTTGGCGGAGTCGCTAAATTGGGTGGACAGGCTGCGCTTAAACTTGCTAAACCTGCTTTTTCTGAAATTTCAAAACGTGCTGTCGCAAAGAATATCGGAAGCGGCGTTGCTTCTGGTCTTGCAAGCGGAGCAATGTTTGGAACCGGTGAAGGTTTAATGCAGGATAAAAATTTGTCCGGGATTGCAGATGAAACTTTAAAAGGAGCAACAGAAGGCGCTTTAGGGGGTAGTTTAATAGGTGGAGTTGCAGGTAAAATTGCAACTAAAATTGGAAGAACAAAAGATGTAATTCAAAAAACACGTAAAAGACTGCCAATTTCAGAATCAGTAATTGAAGATGAAGTTAGAAATCTTATAAACGCCAGGCGTTCAAATATTGATTCTGCAAAATTTGATGCTGTTGAAAAAATAAATAAATTCATTTCACGGATTGACGATATATCAAAAGAACTTAAAGTAAATCCTAAAAATTTACGTGAAGTTCTAACATTTCTTAGAGAGAATGAAGGCTTACCAACCAAAAATCTTAACCGACCGGATTTAGAACAGCTTTTTGAAAATCTTGATTCCAACCAGAGAATAAAACTCAAAAATCTTGCACAGGAACATTTCAATGAAATGGAAACTTTTTGGGAAAATTTATCTAATTTAAAAGGTACAAAAAGTTCTATTAACCCGCATACATATATTTCTCATATTTGGAACTTAGGTGACAAAGAGAAATTTGCATTAGACAATTATTTAAGAACTAAGTCCGGTTTTGAAAGAAGAAGAATAATTCCGACTTATAAAGAAGGTATTGAAAAAGGTTTATATATCCCTGCTGAAAACGGCTTATATTCTCATATAGATTTAAACCCTAAAACATTAGATTATGCAGAGATTCAAAAAATTCACGCAGACCAATTGATTGATTCTACTGAAAATACAAAGTTTCTTGATGGAATAAAGAAATTGGTAAAAGAAAACCCTAAATATTCTAAGAAGATTTATGAATTATCTGATATAGTTCTTAATCCGGTTAAGCAGGAAAAAACCGCAGAAACTTTTGCAAGTAAATTATTAAAGAAAGCTGGTAATACTTATGACCTGGTAAATAATTTTGCTAAAGGGTGTAAATTTTTGTTTAATGGAATGCACGCAGTTGCATTAACTGAAAGTGCCGCAGCTCACGAAGGTATAATACCAATAAAAACATTTAAAACTTTAGGGAATCTTCCTAAAATTATCGACGGTATAAAAAACAATAACTATGAACTCTTTAAAAATACTCCGCTTGCTAAAAAAGCAATTCAGGATGGTGTTCAGTTTGGTGCGATTTCAGATATTAATATTAAAGATTTAAACACTTTTATTGATGGTATTTCTAATCTTGCGGATAAAGTAACTTTTGGTGCAAGCAAGATAATTACTAAACCAATGAAAACGTATGTAGATATAAATAATAAATTCTTATGGAATTATCTGCATAATACTTATAAACTTCATGCATACGATAGCTTAATCAAACGAGCTTCTAAAAATGGCAAAATTTCATTAACTGATAATATGCGTAAAGATATTGCACAACTTGTTAATGATACCTTTGGCGGTCAAAACTGGGAAACACTTGGTATTAAACCTGATACAGTGCAGACGGCAAGAAGATTAATGCTTTCTCCCGATTGGAATATGTCTGCAACATTAAGACAATCTTTTGCAGTTTTTTCATCCAAGGCAGGGCAAAAATTTTTAAACAAGTTTGCAGAGTCCGGCAAGTTTGGTTCTGCCGTTCGGGAAATATCCAGGAAAGTCGGTTTATCATCTTTTGTTAATGATGTAGAAGGGGCAGGGGTTCGTGGTGATTTAGCAAGAAAATATTTTATGACTTTTCTTATTCAGACTGCAATTTATTCTAATCTGATAAATGCATGTAATAGAAAACTTGATTCTATAAAAAATCCTGATAAATATACAGACGGAATAAATTATTCTTCATACAGTAATAATCGTTTTACTGAACGTGATAATACAGGAAAAAGAGTTGTTGAAACTCTATTCCCCCGACCTTATATAGAGAATGATAAATATGGGCGTGAAATCTATGCCAGAATTGGAAAACAGGCTCTTGAAGTTCCTGAAATTGTTGAAGATATGCCAAATAGTGCAATAAGAAAAATAGCAAGCAAATCTTCACCGTTAATAAATCCGGTTATTACAAAATTGTCAGATGAATATACTGACAATTGGAATAAGGCTAGTGTAAAAGAGAGATACAAAGATACTTTTACCCCTTTTACAATATCAGGAAGCAAAAACAGATTTAGCCCTGTTAATATGTTCTATTCAACATCAAAAGGATTAAATTATTATCAAGCACACTCTTATATAAAAGAATGTCTGCTGAATGGCGATTTTGAATCAATTGAAAAATTTAAACCTAAACTTAAAGCAAATCAAATTGATTACAAAAAATTAATGAAAAGAATTGAGTGGGAAATTAACGAGGGGAATTATGACTATTGAAGAAATTGAATATGGAAGTTTAGCAAGCTCAACATTGCTAAATAATAACTTTGAAGATTTACAAAACCAGATTACAGCTTTATCCCTAAGAATATCAGCAAATGCTTCAAATCTTCAAACAAATACAAGTGATATTGCAGATTTAGCAAGCAGAGTATCAGCATTAGAAAATCAATAGGAAGCAGAAGAATGGACTATATAACTATAATTCAAGGTGATGATACAAATTTTCTTGGAGACCAGTTTGTTGTTGTCAATTTTAATACAAGTATTGATTTAAGCGGCTTTACTGCTACTTTCACATTAGGGGATGTTACTCTCACTTATGGCAACCTAAGCGGTAAAACCTTTGAGATTATTTTATCAAGTGAAATAACATCAAATCTCAAAATTGGTAAACAATACGGGGAATTAAAACTTATTGATAATAATGACCGTATTAGAACTGTAAGCTCCGTTATACCTTTTATTGTAAAAAAGGGAGTTGATGAAACAATTACATTTGTGAATAGTTCGCTTACAGTATCTATGAATATCAATGATACAGTAATTGATATTTATGTAGAAACATCCGGCATATCGAGAAGTGAAGCTAATAGGATATTAGATGCCTGTAACGAAGCCAAACAAGCCGCTCAAAACTATTCTAATACTGCTCAAAATACATTCATTGAACTTAATGAAACTATTACTAACTTCAATAATAATGTTGTAGATACAACAGAATTAATTGACGAAGCCAAAGAACAAGCTGATATAGCTATTGAACAAGCCGAGCATGTTACTGAAGTTTTAGAAGCAAGTGCTAAGAAAGATTTTAGTAATCTTGATGCAGAAGCTCTTGATAAAATGAATCAGTCAAAGGCTCTTACTACAGGAAATATATCCAGTGATGCAGATATTTATAATCAAATTCTTGGTTATAAACAAAATAATGCAGGCAGCGGAATTGATATTATTTCCCAGAACTATACTTTACAAGGCACAAATTTAACCGTTGAAAATGGTATTACAAATGGGCTTGGTGGAGTAGATTGCGGTGTATGGGTTGTGGGAACACTTCCCACAACCCAGGAAGAATTTAATATTCATATAGAATGTATTATTCGTGAAGATTATTCTGACGGAGCATCATATCTTTTTGCGACTAAGGAATCCGGTTTGATGATTCAGATGGAATATCATGGCGGAGCTATGTTTTATCTGTATGGCTCTGATGGCAATACTCAAATGTTGCAGGTGCCGGCATTGACCTTACAAACAGGTGACAGGCTTGTTGTTGATGCAGGATTTAATTTAATTGATGGTATATATATGAAAACCAGTTGTAATGGGGTTTCTGAATCAAGGAATAGTACAAGTATTCTTGGAACATCTATCTGGTTAAGAACAATAATAAAAACATTTCTTTTTGGCTGCAATACCTGGTCTTATAGTTGCCATGTAGAAATCGACCTTTCATCTTCTTATGTTGAAACTTCTGCCGGAAAAATCAGACCTTTATTTCAGATTCCATATATATTATCAAAAACCGGTTCAAAGATAGTTGATGCAATCTATAGAGATAGGGTTCAAGAAGTATATGCCAAAGAAGGCAGTGCTAACTATTTTACCCTAGATGAAACAAATGAAAACTTTTCACTCCCTATGGGTGAAATTTATGGATTAATTAATAAAAACTCTTTAAGTGAAGTAACCAATGTTTCACAGAGTTTTAAAGATATGGTTTTAGATTGGATAGCTCCTAACCATTCTGCCAAAATAGAACTTTTATCTATACCGCTATCATCCTCTCCATATACAACTCCTTCCGCAGGCTGGTATGTTTTTGCAGCCCAATGCGCAGATATTGTTGATATTGATTTATATATCAATGGTGCGAAATCTGGTATTGTTATGCCTGGATATACTTCTGCATCAGAAAGCCAGGAAGTAATAGTTTATCTTGCAAAAGGTGATTCTATATATTGGTCTAATAGTATGACCGGAGTTGTTGCTAATGCATTTATTCCTGCAAAAGGTTCAGCAGTTGTTGCAGGGAATAATGAAGAACATGAGTGGAATGAGGGGAATGAGGGTGCTGATTTAGATGATGTATTAAGTTAGACAAGCTTTCCACACTATTGTTTATTACCCCAAAGAAAGGACATCTAAAATGAAAGAGATTATTAAGTACGTCACATTTGATGTGACACCAATTGTTTGTGTGCGTATTATTGAAACTAATGATACACCAGAAATTAAAAACGAAAAGAAAAAATATCCATTTAAATTACATAATGATGTACCTGTACATATCATTACCAATAAAAGAGCTTTTACTTTTACAATTCCTAAAAAATATATATGGAATGGGGCAGATATTCCACGACTATTGTGGCGGTTGGTTGGAAGTAAAACGGACAATGCTTTTTTAACAGCTTCAATGGTACATGATTATATGCTTGATAATAAAACAGATATTCTTTGTAATGTTCTTCAACATTGTATTTCTATGTCGGAATATCGCCGACTTACAAGTTTAATTTTTCGGGAAATTCTTAAAAACTCTGGCGAAAATGTTATTAAAGCAAATTTGATGGCATGGAGCGTAGATATCTATCAGATTTTTCACAGGAGGAACTGGAAATGTCAATAAGCTTGGAATTAATGATTGTAATTATTATTAATGTTATGACCGCCGGAATCTTTCTCGGCGGTCTTGCTATGAGTATTAAATTCATAGAGAAACAGATAAAAAGACTGGAAGAAAAACAAGATAAACATAACAACCTGATTGAAAGAATGGTAAAAGTGGAAGAAAGTACAAAATCTGCTCATCATAGGATTGATAACATTGAAGGTAAAAAACATTGAAATATACTTTACTTGAAAAACAACAAGAATTTTTTAATATACCTCATAATAACAGTCTTGATGTAGTTATATATCAAGGTGGTTATGGCAGCGGTAAAACTTGGTGCGGTTCTTTGCTCGGTCTTATGCTTGCAAGAAAATACCCTGGCTCTCGCGGTTTAGTTTGTGCAAAAGAATATGTTTTAGTTCGAGATACTACATTAGAATCATATTTTTCACACCTTGAAGCTATGGGATATGTTGCAGGAAAACATTATTCTTTTAACAAAATTGAAAAGAAAATGACACTTGCAAATGGTTCTGAAATCCTTTTTAAAGGAGTTGATAACCCTGAAAAAATAAAATCTTTAAACCTTCACTGGGCTGAAATAGAAGAAGCTTCACAGATATCGGATTCAGCCTTTAAGCAGTTAATCGGTCGTTTAAGAAATACTAATGTTAAACCTTCCTGGGGAAACTTTAGATACCGCCTGTTCGGGCATACAAATCCGCAGGCTAATAAAGGATGGATTTATAAAAGGTTTGTTGAGAGCAAAAAAGAAAACTACAGACTTATTATTGCGCCTACTTCTAATAATATTTATTTGCCCGAACATTATATTGAATCCATGAAAGAAGATTTTGATGAAGAATATTATAGAATTAATGTTCTCGGGGAGTTTGGTAATTATTCATCCGGTCTTGTTGTTAAGAATTTTACGGATGAAAATATAAAACATCTTCAGTACAATAAAGATTTACCGCTTCATCTCACTTGTGATTTTAACGTAGATCCAATGTGTTGGTGCTTGGCTCACAAAGATGATAAAAATATCTATTTCTTTGATGAACTTGTTATAGAAAATACGACTACGCAACAGGCAATAGATGAGTTCTTGCGCAGATATCCTGAACACCAAGGGGATATTATAATCAATGGTGATGCTTCAGGTGATAACCGTTCTTCTCAATCAGAATTTACAAATTATATGATAATAAAGCGTACACTTGAAATGCACGGTTATACGCCCAAGTTTCAGCTAAGGAATTTTAATCCGCCTATTTTAAGAAGAATACAGGCATTTAATGCAAAAGTCAGAAACTCAAAAGGTACAGTTTCTTTATTCATAGATAAATGTTGTAAGTGGCTTCTGCATAATGTTTACAATTTATCTTTTAAAGAAGGTACATCTATTGTTGATGTTCCTTCTCTTAAACAAATTAAGAACGACCATGATTTGAAATTTCTTGAACACCCGTTTGATGCCGCTTCTTATATGGTTGATTACTATTTCCCAATTAAATAAGTTTTTCTCTTTTTAACATTTCTTGAAGCTCAAAAAACGTCTGTTTTATATTATTTTTGCTAAATTCTATATATTGAAACCCATCAATGTTTGAAAAAGATTCTACAATATCTTCTTTTAATATTGCGACTTTTTCAAAACCTAGTTTGCCTTGAAAAAAACCTATTTCATGAATAACATTTTGACGTGCTCTTATTTTATCTTCTATGGTTTCATCCTCCGCAGTCATAATAATTACAGCGAATTTTGCTTCATCAGCAAAACCTTTCAAAATCTCACCAATATGTTGCCCCGAGCGAGATTCTTTTTCAAAATATATGACATTTGGGCATTTTAAATTATCACGTAGAAAGTTGACAACTTGCCCCCATAAAGGATTATGACCATGACCTACAAAAATAGCCTTTGGGATTTTAACGCTTTTAATTTCTTTTTCAGACTGAAGCTGTGTATCATTTTCCAATTCTATAAAATCTTCATCTATACTTTTATATAAAGATTTTAATATAGATAAATAATGCTCAGTAATTTCAGCAGTTGTCGCATGTTTAGGAGGATTTTGGAATTCTTCAAATGATATTTTAAACTTTTCGTAAGATAAAAATAGGTTTATTTCTTGTTTCCAACTATTCAATATGGTTTCATCTACTTTATATCCAGATGCATTTCTCATTAAATACAAGACTCTAGAACCGTTATTTAAATCATAGAATTCTTTATTTGCTAATAAATTTTCACCTATACTAATTAATTCTTGAATTTTTGCTATAGCCTTACCTTTGTTCATACATACTCCCATAATATTACAACTGATTTTATTTTAACAGAAGATTTTAAGAAGTTCATTTTTCTAAATATTTTTTTAATTATTCATAATATTTTAAAGGAGATAACATTATGAAGAGAATAATTATTCATTGGACAGGCGGAACTTATGTTCCTAATGAACAAGAAAAAGAAGATTATCATTTTATTGTAGATGGTCTGGGAACTGTTCACAAGGGTAACTATACGCCTGAAGATAATATAAATTGCTATGATGGCAAGTATGCAAAGCATACCGGCGGTGGTAATACCGGCTCAATAGGTATCGCTATGGCTTGTATGTTTGAGTACAAAAGTCCTAAGAATATGGGTAAATACCCTATGACAAATATCCAGTTTGAAGCCTGCATGAAGAAAGTGGCTGAACTATGCAAACATTATAATATTGCTATTACCCCAGATACTGTTCTTACTCATTATGAATTTGGACTTAAACACCCAGAAACAACTTCTGCCGGAAAACCGGATATCGGATTCTTACCACCGTATCCGGAAGTTAAGTATTCTGATGTTGGATATTTTATTAGAAATAAAGTTAGGTGGTATAAAGAAAATTTCTGAAAAAAAATACGTTATAGTATATGCTATAACGTATTTTTTTTATATACTAATGTCCTAACCCTTCAAAGAAATCTTTTACATTATCCCAAGCACCGTGAAATTTATCTCCAACATAATCTACCCCGTCACTTATATGATCGGCAACATTTTCTATTATACCAGGCAAACCATGTAACTTATCTATTTCTTGTGCAGAATCTTGTAAGTCAATTGAAGAATCCGCAGAATCTAAGTCAATTTTAGGAATATCATCTGTTTTAGGATGACTATAACAAGGCTCTGGGTGTGGCCATACCTGATGTGTAGATAAAACAGCTAATGTACCAGCTGTCGCAGCTGCAATAGTTGCCTTAGGATTTTTTGTAACTTTTACAAGTGGTGTTAACCCGTTAATTTTTGAAATCATTTTATAACCTCCTATTCTAGCTTTTATTATATTTCTCCTATTTCTATTTTGTAAATACATGTAGTCATTTAAACTTAATATATGTTTACAAAATATTGAATAAAATATCATATATTGTTAGTATTTACTCATAAATTACTTATCGTTTTAGTTTACTTATGTTACCAGTTCAAGGCAGAAAATCTAAGCTTACATTCCAATCAGGGTTAAACAAAAATCTTATACGTTTACAATCTACTTTTAATTGTAAACAGGCTGAACAATACTTAAATAAACAGGGAATAAAATCTGATTTTCTACAAAATAAACCTATGGCATTATCTATTAACCTTGCTGCTGGCATATTAAACAGATTAAATACTGCATTTTCATTCTTTTATTTTTGGTCACCAAATATTAATGTTTACAACAAAGAAGCTTTATTATTAGACTCAAATTTATATCATTTTTGTATTCCTGAATGTAAAAAAGTTTTGAGCAACAAACCTGAATTTGAAAAAGCTTCAATTTTTTACTCAGATATTAAAAATTTGGAAGCATTAGATTTTCAAGCAGAACAAGCACATAAATACAAAATTAAACCATCAAACCACTTCTTAACTGATATTATTCATGAAATGATGCATGCAATTTATGTAAATAAAATTTATCAAAAATATGGTGATAATGCCTTCTCTATTCTGCAAAATCTACAAAACAAACATTTTGGTAAAAAAGAAAATGAAGTCATAGGGGATATTTTAGGAAAAGCTGCAACAGAACCTTTAAATCAATATCATGAAGTCTTTGCAGATACTTTTACAAAAGCTGTTTGTAATTCTCTTGATGAAAAAGATTGTATGCCTTGTAAAAATCCGTTTGATTTATTTAAAGAATATCCAAAAGAATTTATTAGTATTATAAAAATGATAATCAACATTTGAAATAAAAACTTACCATATTATATTCTATGACAAATTTATTGTTTGCTTTTTATTTTTATTCTGATATAATTTTTTCAGAGCATTAAGCTCACAACTGCACAAAGGGATATGTTTGCGCTTTTATATTAGTACTTATGCCAATAGGTAAACCTATCACATGAAAATTAACAAATTAACTCAAATATCAGAAGGTCTTACTAGAATACCAAAAACAACTCTTGAAACAGTAAACCAGACTAAATTACCAGAAAATATAATTTCACTACTAGAACAAGCTCCAACCAAAGATGTTGCAGATTTTGCCAACACGTTAACAGACCATTCTTCTATGCTAGAAACAGGTAGTATTGCTAGTGATAGTATTTCACAAGTAGCAGAGCATGCCGGGCATAATATTTTTGGCGGTGCTATGGTGTTTAGACTCATCAACCCAATTAGAGATTTCGCTAAGGGCAATATTTCTGCCGGATTAAAAAGAACTTCAGTTAATATTGTTGATTATGCAATTTATAAGGCGAGGTTAGTTTATGGTGGTCTAGGTGCAATACGTGGATTAATAGTTAAAATGCGTGGTGGTGGTGATGCTCCTGACGCCGGGTTTGTAAATGGTTTTTTCTACGCAATGAAACATTGGGGAAAAGGGCGAAAATCTGTTGAAGAAGCTCTTATAAATCCAAAACAATTTTGGCAAGCTTTAAAAAATAATCCTTTAGATGCTCAATATGCAATATATAATGAAGAAAGACAAAATTGGTTAAATAAACATAAACAATCAATATTGCAAAAAAGTGAAATAAACAGAAAATCAATTGAGGATTGGGGACAAGCAAGGCTTCAAATGCTTAATTCGTCACAAGAAATGTTACGTCACATGATAGCAAGAGAACAAGTTATTCAACAAGCAAATCAAAAACAAATAATAAATGTGGAAATTAGTAATAATGAACTAATTGGTAAACTTGAATCTTTAAAGGTTTTGCAACAGAGTTTATTAAATGATTTTAATAAATGTATTAAAGAAATGAAAGAAACAATGCAGTCTATTCCATCTGACTCTAAAGAATTTGAAACGATGCAGAATATTGCTAACTTATCTAACAATTATTATGCAGAAGAATTTAATAATATAAATGAAACTATAAATCTTGCTGATAAAATTTTAAAATTTAATGAATTATTGCATAAAAAGACATCACAAAAAGGATTTTCTAGAATTGCAGGTTATGACGATATAAAACAAATTTTAATTAAAAGATTTATAAAACCTGTTTTTTATTTTGATAAAAATAAAAAACAGATTATACCAAATGTAATTTTATTTTATGGTCCAAAAGGTTGTGGAAAAACATTATTTGCAAATGCCTTAGGAGATGAAACAACAAGTAATGTTATTAAACTGGAATTAACTTTAGATTCAGACAATGATTTTGAAAATTTACAAAAAGCCATAGAAGAAGCAAAAAAATTATATGAAAAAAATGGAAAATACTCCATAATACATATTGATGAAATTGATGGCTTTTTGTCAGATAAAACATATAAGTCTAATGAAACAAAAAATTTAGTACAATCATTATCTAATAATTATTGTACAATTATTGCTACTACTAACTATCCTGAAAAAGTTAATAGAAGTTTTATTTCTGGACAAGCTGTTGAAAAAATTTATGTAGGACCTCCTGACAAAAAAAATATTCAGGAGGTTTTAAGATATTATATAAAAGATTTCATAGATTTTGAAATAGACTATCAAAGCTTAATAAATATTTTGCAACAAAAAATTAATTACAATTTAAGTAATGCAAAAATTGCAGAAAGTATTATTTATGCTTTAAAAAAAACATTGTCAGAAACTGATAATAACCTCAACCAAAAATATTTAGAAGATATTATTGCAAAAATTGAACCAGATATAACAGAATCAAGTATGAAACAATATAAAGGAAAGGATTCATTATGAAAATTGAGACAAAACAAACTCAAACTCAAAATATACAAAACAGACTAAATGATACTAAAACTAATAGTATTAAACCCATTTTTAGAGAAATTCCAGATGAGTTTATATCAGAAACTGCTGAAAGCGCAGGAGAGCACAACGGTTTGATGGGATATATTGCTGCAGGAGTAGCAGCAATCGGAGCGGGATTTGCATTCTTTCGTAACCGCAAAGTTCGGATAGCTAAACAAATTGCTGAAAATGAAAAAGAAGTTATCAAAAAGGCTAAATCAGAAGCAGAAGATGTTTTAGCCAGATTAAAAACAGAAAACGAAGCATTAAATAAATCTATTGATAAATTGAATGAAGCTATATTATCACCAACAAAAAGTAAAGGCTCAAATAAAACAGGAAAGAGTCAGGCATATTCAAGTGGCAACAGTAAAACGGAAGGAAATCGCGCCGGTAGTGGAACAAAAGCAGGAAGCTCTAGTGGAAATATAGGAAGAAAGGGGGAGGCAACTGTTAATAAAGCACAACACTCTGCAAATATATCTATGAGTGAAGAAGATAAAAAATATTTTGAAAATGTAAAGCTAGAGTTGTTAGAGTCTATTGATAAAAGTTCAATGAAAGATGATATAAAAAAGGGTTGGCAAAATTCGATAAAAGAAGTTGTTGCTATAACACAAAATAGTAACAACAGCATTGAGCACAAAAAAGAGACTTTGGATATGTTAAAAAAAGAAATAGCATATCAAATAGAATGGACAACTAAGATGGATAATGTGGAAAAAAATTTATATGACATGAAAGAAGTAATTGAATATAATTACAGTACCCAAAAACGTAAAGAACTAGCACAAAAAAAAGGATTTGCTAGAATTTTAGGTTATCAAACTCAAAAAGATTTTCTTAATGAAAAGCTTATAAAACCATTGAAAAAAAATAGTGAAACCCCAAATATAATATTAATGTACGGTCCAAAAGGTACTGGAAAAACATTATTTGGAAAAGCAGTTGCTTATGAAGGAAATGCAAACCATATAAGTATAGATGTATCAATATTTCCTGAAGAAAATCTACAGAATTTGAAAGATGCAGTTAATAAATCAAAAGAATGTTTTGAAAAAACTGGAAAGAGAAGTATTCTTCTTCTTAACGAAATTGATGGAGTGGAATGTAATAAAGAATATATTGATATTATTAATAATTTGTCAAAAAAATATCATGCAACTCTACTTGGGACAACTAATTATCCCAAGAAGGTTGATACAGGAATTTTAAATGCCAACAATTCTGAAAAATTATACATGCCAACGTCAACACAAGAAGATATTACAAAGATATTAGAATATGTGTTAAAAGATTTTTCTGAACAGGGTGTTAATTTTAAAGAACTAGCTAAAATACTTACAGACAAAACAAATGGAGCAGCCTATAGTAATGCCCAAATATATGAAGTTGCAGACCAGATTGTAAAATTACATTATGGTGAAATTTTGGATAAAAAAGTTAAACAAAAGATTTCTTCAAATTTAGCGCCAATTTCTGAGCGAGAAATAATAGAGCGTTTGAATAAAATTGAACCAGATATTTCTAAAGAAGTGATAGATAGTTATAAGAATATATTTTAATCATAAAGAAAGGATATAAAATGAGAATCCAAGCAATCAACACAGTCCCAATAAGGTATATAAATAAAAGTACAAAAACTCAAAATTCGTATATAAGTAACCAAATTTCATTTGGTATTTCAGAACATGAAAGACGCGTTAAAGACAGAATAGATGATTTAACCAAAAATATGGGATTTATTGATAAGTATATTTTTGGAGGAAAGTCTAAAGCTAGACAAGATGCAGAAAAACAAATAGATAAAGAAGATTTAGATAGAGATAAGGAATTAATACGACAAGCTACTATTAATGAGGAAACTAGAAAGCGTGTTGCGGAACAAGCGCAATACACTGCTCGCATAAATCAATTAAATGAGCAAAATTCTGCTCGTATGGCAGCTTTAGAGCAGGCTCAACAACAGCACATTCAATGGCAAAAAGAGATGTTTGAGCAGACTCAAAGAACTAACCAGATAATAATGCAACAGATTGAGAATTTTTCTAATCTCATGAAAGAAATGCAAGCAATGAATGCAGAAGCTGCAAAAGTTCAAAAAGAACTATTTAGTGAACTAACAAATGCTCGTAAAGCAGGTAACAAAATCAGAGAAGAAGAAATAAATAAAATTAGAGAAGAACTTAAAAAAGAATTTGAAACTAAGTATAAAGCTAAAACCGAAGAATCTGAACGTACAAGAAATATGGAAGAAATGTTTCAGAAAATGCATGAAACAAATACTGCTAAGGGTTTTGGGAAAATAGCAGGTTATAAGGCTGAAAAAGAAGATTTGTTAACGCAAATAGGTAATTCTATAATTGCAGAAAAGAGCGGACAACCGGCAGAAATTCCAAATGGAATTTTGTTTTATGGTCCGAAAGGTAATGGCAAAACTTTATTTGCTAAAAGTTTTGCTGAACAATTAGATTGTAATCATATTAAAGTTAATGTAGATGTAGATGATATGGAAAATGCAAGAAATATTAAAAATGCGGCTAAACAAGCAAAAGAACATTTTGAAAAAACAGGTATCAGAACTATTATACAAATTGATGAATTTGATGGATTTTTGCCATTTGAATCAGATAATAGATTTAGAGCCTATATGAAGGATCTTTTAGATAATATATCTACAAAATATCATGCTACTATTTTTGCAACAACAAATTATCCAGAGAAAATTGATGATATTGTATTAAGACCAGGCCGTTTCAGTGTTGCGATTCCGCTTTCACCTGCAAATAAAGAAAATACATTAGATATTGTAAAACATTATGTAAAGGGGTTTGCTGATGATACTGTAAATTGCGAAAAAATAACTGATGAATTGATTAAAGTCCAACCAGAAGAAGCATATAGTAATGCAAAAATCAAATTTATAATTAAAAATTTGATTTCAGATATTGTAGAAAAAGGAAAAAAAGCATTTAATCATAACGAATTATTGGACTGTATAAAAAAATCAGCACCAGACATTTCAAAAAAGACTTTAACAGAATTTTTAGCTCAACATGAGTTAATTCACAAATTAATGGTTCATATGTAATAAAACACTATAGGGCAGGTATAAAATGAAAATTAATGCAATCGGTAAACAAAATATTTATTTATCTAATTATAAAGTTAATACGAAACAGGTAACTTTTGGGCATTATCTAGATGATGAAAAATATTATAAAGAACAAAGGCTTTCAAATTTATATTCTGAGATATCAGATGTTAACTCTCGTATATGGGATGATAACTATGATTTTGATAGCGAAACATCATCATTAAATGATGAAATAGCAAGCGCAGAAAGTGATTTGGAAGCAAGCGAAGAAAGAGTCGCTAAACTTGAAAGGCGAGTAGATAGTAAGCAGGATTTTATTCAAGATTTAGAATCTGAAAGTTATTATCTGCAAAATCAAGCAGAAGTAAATAACAGAAAAATAAAACAACTTCAAAATAAAAAACTAGATACGATAAGTAAAATAAAACAGTCAAATGAAGAATTACAAAAAATATTGTCTGAAGAATTTAAAACAACTTCTGAAAATTTAAGAAGTCAATATGATAATGCAGTAAAACTTGCCACAAATGGAGTAAAAAGTACTTTAATCCGAAAAGTAATAAATCCAATACTAGAATCTTTAGAAGGAAAAGAAAGCAGTATCCCTTCAAGTATATATATTGAAAATGAATCAGGAGGCTCTGAACCTTTTTTTTCATGGATAGTGAAACAAACTGATTCTAATTATGCAAGACTAAATGCAGAAAATTTGAGTGATAAAAAGCAGGCAACTTCTTTGCTCAAGAAAATTTCTTTACTTGCATCAAGAAGTTATGAAGAAACAGGAAAACGGACTTTTACTCTTTTGGAAGGAATAGAAAAATCTATTTCTTCGATATTAGACAATGAAGATTTAAAAAGTTTGCTTACAAATTCAGAAAAACTATACCATAACATTATAATATTAGTATCTAAACTTCCAAGTTTAGATATAATGAAAAATAATAAATTTGATATAGATGTAAAAGTTGAAAAACCATTTTTAACAGATAAAAAATTAGGACGTAATAGTTTAGTCGAATTTGTTTCAAAACATCAATATACTGGTGAAAACTTATTATCCAAAATAATAAAGAAATAAAGGGAATAGTTATGTTAATAAATAAGATAAAATTTCAATATCCAAAACATTTAAGCTATACAAAGCAACTGTCATTTAAAGGTGAATATGATGATAGAGTTAGTAGGATGGAAGACAGAAATAGTATTTTTAGTTCTGCATATTGGAATGCCGAAGAAATTGTTGAAAGACAGATGCGTAGTGAAATTAGTGATTTGGAACGACAAATTGCAAAAAAAGAAGCTGAATTACAAAGTAGAGAACAAGCTGAAAGAATTGCAAGAAGTAATCATTCAAGCAGCCTATCCTCACTGCGTTCAAGGTTGTCTAATATAAGAAGTCAGATAAATTATAATAATAGAACTGTAATTTCGGATTTACAACGGACATTAAGCCAACTTGGTTCACAAGGAAATAGTTTAAGGTCTTTAAATAATTCAGCTAAAAATGCTATTGATGAACAAAAGACTATTATAGATAAGATCAAAAATGAAATAAAAAATCTTTTGTCACAAAATGAAATGCATCAAAAACAATTAAGAGATGATATGGCTGAAAAAGTAAAGGTAATTGATACAGCGTACAATGAAAAACTAGAAGGCACAAAAGATACTATAAATAATTCTATTATCAAACCTAATCCTATGATAAGAGAAATAAATATGCCAAAAGCACATGGCTTTGGTAGTATAGCGGGTTTTGCTGAAGTAAAAAAAGATTTAACTAATGGAATAGGCAAATATCTTGTATTAGAAAAAAATGGAAAAGAGATAGATGTTCCTAATGGTATTCTTTTATACGGCCCAGATACATACAATAATCAAGAATTTGCCCAAATACTTGCCAATCAGTTTGGAGTATCTGCAACTCAAATCAGCACAGAAGGAACTGAAGTAGAGAGATTCAATAGATTAAAAGATGCTAGTATTAAGGCAAAAGAAAATTTTGAACAAGGCAATGGAAGAACTCTAGTTATAATAAACGATTTAGAAAAATTTGTTCCTAAGAACTCTCGTTTAGTAGGGCCTTTAAAAAGTTATCTTGATACAATTTCAAAAGATTATCATGCAACAGTTATTGCTACAACTACTACTCCCGAAGCATTGGATGATATTTTATTAAGAAGTGGCCGTTTGGGAGGTAAAATTGGAATTCCTGCGATGAGTAAAGCGGATATTTTAAGTAACATAAAAAAATATATAAATATAGAGTTAATAGATGATATTGATATAGATGCTCTTGCACAATCATTAGAGAAGAATAGAAATGGTGGTGCATATAGTGTTAAACAATTAAAGGAATATATTATATCGTTAACCAAAGTAGAAAAATTCAAGGATTTAATACCAGAAATTAAACCCGAAGTTATGCAAACATTTAAACGGCAAATAGAATATGTAAAACATTTATAAATATAAAAGAGGCTTCAAGCCTCTTTTATATTATTTCTTAGAGAATGGATCTACATCAATCTCGGGTATATCTTTACTGTCACAATTATTACTATTTTGTTTTAATTTATTAATTAACTCTTTTTGTTTTTTTATTTCTTCATCAAGCTTTTTGGATTGCTCTTGCAAATCTTTAATAAATTTATCAGCTAATTCTTTTTCAGCTTCTATACTTCGTTTTTCAGCTCTGATTCTATGCTCAACAATGATATTTGCTATTATTGTCAAAGCCAAAATTCCAAAAGAAACATACTTCCATAACTTTTGTTTTCTACCTTGTTTTTTATCATCCGAATTATTAACAGTTTTTTGAGGTGTTGTTTCATTTGATTTATGAATATTGCTAGATTTAAATGATGCAATATTTCTATATGCTAAATATTGTGATGCAGAACTAATATTCATAAAAACCTTTCTAACTATATAATAACATACATATATGCTTATTTAAAAATAGTACAGACAAAAATTTGCCTTTAGCTTAATATTTTTTTACAAAAAACAATCCTATCAAGTAGAGGAATTTATTAAGAGATATTAAAAGGAACATACATACTAAGCAACTTTTTCTGCCAAAAATACTTTATATATATGTGTAGTTTTTCTAAGGTTTATTTGTATGTATAAAGTTAATCCAGTATTATATCAAAACCAGACAGATAAACTTCCTCAAATTCAGCAGGATTATGAGGATGTGAAAAAACACGTAGACAAAGATAATAAATTCTCTTCAATATTTGATATTATTCCGACGTTTAGAAGAATTGAGAGAGTCCCAGATAAAATAGACCAAAACGACTACATACCGGCAGCAGGTTTGGTTTCTCTTGCAATATTAAACGGCCCAGAAGATTTAAGGGATATGAAGTCTGCTTATAAACAAATTAAAGCTTCAGCAACAGGTAATGCATTTATTCCTCCATATGATTATAAGACTGCACAACATCCATTCTCATTCTTTAGAGGAACTCTTTTACATAAATTCGTAAATCCCAAGACTAGCCCTTGCCCTAAGCTTGCTAAATGGCTATTTAAAAATGATACAACCCTTATACAAACACGCCTTGGCGATTGGTTAATTGATAAATTTAAAGTAAAAGAGGATTTTATAAGTACAAAAATTAAAAATATAACATGTTCTTCTAATGAACAAAATTATATAAAAGCTCGACAGTTTAAGACCAAACCCTTTATTGAACTTACAGCACGTGCCATGACGCGAACAACTAAAATTGGTACAATTGTTCTTGGTAGCTTAGAAGCAGCTCATTTAGCGAAAGAAATATCAGATGGAGAAAATGCAATAAAAGCGGTCACAAAATCTGCAATAAATCTAACAAGCTCAATTGCTGGTATAGGTTATGGCGGTGCAATCGGTGCTAAATATTTTGGTGCTGTAGGTTCGCTTGTCGGTATGGGACTTGGTGCTATCGCAGGAAATAAAGTAGCTAAATTATTTGACTAGGCATTTTTAATAAATTTAAAAGTGCTTTCAAATACGTCCATACTTTCTTTAGAAACATATTTTCTAACTGCATTCATAGTCTCAATAGCGTCTTTCTTTGAAATATCGCCAAATAAGACAACATCATCTGTTAATGTTTCTATCCAATCAGCAGTTATATTCCCCCTTTTTTCATATAACTGTTGAGCTTTTTTAAAATATTTCTGGTTAACAGCTTGAAATGCCGGCTGTTTATATCCTATGCTGTAATTAACCCCTATTTTCATAATACACACTCCTTACATGCTTTATAATAACATAAAATTGTTAAATATTACAATATGTAAGTTACTTTAAATTTAAATCATTTATGATTATATATTCAATATCAAGATTATAAGCCAAAACATCTATTTCAAAATCACCTTTACAAAGACGCAAAGTTTGAAGTTTGTAAGTATATAAACCTTACAACATTTTGGAAGATTGCAGATAGTTTAGAACTACTCCAGTTAAACTATTAAGTGAACTTACGAAAAATTTGAATTCAGATTTTGCATTAACAGACTTATAAAATATAAAAATTTTTCCCGACATTTTCCCGACTTAGTATATTAAAATCATACAAAATCAGAAAATATCAAAAACTATCAAAAAAGTTCAAAATATTGATATTATTGGTTTATAAGTATATCATATAAAATCAGATAATATCAAATTCTGTTAAAAAATGCGGCTGTTAACCGGTAGGTTGTTGGTTCGAGTCCAACCTGGGGAGTTTTTTATAGAGAGGGTTTCAGCCCTCTTTTTTAATGTCAAAAAATGGTCGTTTTTTTGCATTTTCCCGACTTTTTCCCGACCTATATAACTGATATCATCTGATATGGAATAATTATAAATTACTTGTAATAAAAAATTAATAAAATAAATTATTTTTATTAAGCACATAGTAATTCAATAGCTTTCTTTTTATATTGTGGAGTTGTGTGTGTATATCTTTGGGTAACAATTACGCTTGAATGTCCTAAGATTTCCTGGACAGTTCTGATATCAGCCCCCTTCTCTAACATTCTTGTAGCTGCTGTATGCCTAAAATCGTGAAATCTAAAGTTTTCAATATTAGCTTTTTCTAAAACGGTATGGAATGAATTTTTGATATCATTATATGGTTTACCAGTTGCAGGATTGGTAAAAACATATTCAGTATTACGGTCTAATTGATTTAAAATTTCCATAAATTTACTTGATATAGGTACTCTGCGAGATTTACCAGACTTCGTTTCCAATAATTCAGCAAACTCATATTCAAAATCAATATTGCTCCACTTCAGATTAAAGATTTCACCCCTGCGCATACCTGTTTGTAAAGCACATACTATAAGAGGTTTAAGATGCAAATAGGGATATACTATTTTATGCTTTCTATCTCGCCCAACAACTTCATAACCTCGTTCAATTTCTTCAAACAATCGATTTTCTTCATCTAGAGATAACACTCTAACCTTATGATTATCCTCTCTCAATTTTTTTACAGACCACATTGGATTTTTATTTAAGAGATTATTAGCAACTGCAATATTTAACATTTTACTTAGAGCTTCTAAATGCCTGTTTATAGTAGCATTTTTATTATTTCTATCTTGTTTGATTCTAACTTTGAAATCCTCAATCATTTGTGGAGTAATATTTTTCAATTCAATGTTACCAAAGTATTTTAAAAATATCTTTGTGCTGAAAATATCACCTTTATGAGATTTTTTATTGGTTTCAGAGTATGTTAAGTATAAAGGAATAAGGTCTTTTAATCGAGGTTTAGGTTTATTATCTAATATTCCCAAATTACCTTTCATTATTTCAGCTTTTACAATCGTTTCATATTTGTCAGCTTCTTTTTTATTTGTTGCACCAACACAAGTACCACTATATTCAATTCCATTAAGCTGAAATCTATAAGACCATTTTTTTAATATTGGACTTTCATTTGTTGTCATATTAAGCCACCTTTCTTTTTCTTTCTTCGAGCCATTCTTTTACAGAATCCTCGAAAAATACTATTTCTTTGCCCATTTTATCCATGACCTTTCTAGGTATGATTTTTCTAGCAATCCAATTATTTAACTTTATTAATCTTTTTTTAGGGTTATCAACCATATCCGCAAACAAATAGTCTGCTGTCTTTTGCTTAGTCCAAAGTCCGCTTTTTTCCATACGCCCCCCTACGCAATTTTTTGTAGAAAGTTACCTTGGCATGTTTCAATCATTTTTTTGACCTGTGGGGGTTGCTCCTTGCACAATACATATTCTTTTACTTTAGAATCAAGTCGTTTTTCTGTATCACAAAAAACGCTGTAAATATTAACTTTACGCTCTTTTAATCTGCTTATACATTTTGCTAAATATTTTATATTATATAAATCAAGGCATTCTTCAGGAGTTATTTTTCCATGCTTGATTAAATGTGTAAAAACTTTTTCAACTTGTGACATATTATTTTGTGAATATAGATTACCGTTCATAATGAAATCGCTCCTTTACAGTTTGAGTAATAGAATCATAATAAAGTTCTATGGTCTTACCACCTTCAGTGTGCCTAGACTTTTCAACAATAAACCGTAAGTCGAAATCTCTATATTTATCAGGCTCAAAGT